TTTTAATTCTGCCTTATGGGCAAGGTCAGAGGCGACTATCTGTGCGTTAGCGGCACGTTCTGCAGCACCAGCCATATGGTTATATGATATTATAACCGCAGCAGCCACGGCTGCAGCAGCCAATGCCAACCCTACTGGTGAGGCGGCTAATGCAGCCAGTGTCCCACCAAGCCCAACTGAAGCGACAGTCAAACCAGCGAAAGAAGATATGATAGCAACAGTTGCAGACGCGGCAGCTATTTTTAATAAGGCAAAGGCTGCGACACCTACTGCTACGGCCCCAACTAATGCGTATATCGCTTCAACGCCGCCACCAGAGAAGTTTATTAATTTCAGTAGTACCGTGTTAAGTTTTTGACCAAACTTAGTAACTGCTACTGATATTTTGTTAAATTCTAATTCCAACTGTTTGGCATTAGTATCAAAGATGAATTTCTTGGCCTGAAGAGTTGTGTCTTTGCTAGCATTTTGTATTTTTAACAATGCTGAAGCATAGCGTTCAGCCTGCTTATTTGTTAGTCCTAATGCACCACGAACAGCACGAACACGTCCGAACAATTTACCCAGTGCAGTCGTTGTTGCCCCACCCTTTTCTGTTATCTTTTCTAAAAACCCTTGGAACCCGTAGGCTTGAATACCCGCCTCAGCTGAGGAGACACCCAGCTCATTGAATACTGATTTTAGTCCCTTTGTTGGTTTGGCCAATTTAAGGATGGTGTTTGTGATTAGTGTCATGCCCTCATTGGCGTCCATACCAGTAGATGTTAATGTTGCCATTGAGGCATTCACTTCATCTAAAGATATACCCATCTGTGAGGATATACCAAGCACACGACCGTAAGAATCCGCAATGTCATCAATTCTTAATCGTCCTAATTCAACAGTCTTGAATAGGCTACCAGAGATGTCTCCTGCCTCTTCAGATGATAACTTATAAGAGTTAATGGCTGAAGATAGTAAGTTTACCGCACTGTCTAGACCAGACACACCAGCAATTGCTAAATCAGCAGCGTCACCCATAAAAGTGAATTCACTACCGGCTGATGCTACTTGGTTAGATAACGTCTGGTACATACCAGCAGTTGATTCATCTAGTGAGAATCCGGTCTCAGATGAAAAGGAGGCGATCTGTTTATCTAGTCCAGAGAAGCTCTTTTTAAATCCAGGTCCAATAGTTTGAATCTCGGCCAAGCTCTTAGAATAATCCCTTGCTGCCTTAGATGAAGAAACAATTGTTGATGTTATCTTAGAAACAGCTTGGTGAATTGTCTGAATAGCAAAGATTCTAATAAGACTCTTCCATGATAGAATCATATCCCCTGCTGCTTTTTTGGTATCCTTACCAGTCTTTTTCATTTGTTTGCCAACAGAATTAATATCTTTGGCAGCCTTCTTTGCAGCATTGGAGGATTGAGTAAAGGCGGCTGCTTGCTTATCTCCAGCTTGAGCACCAGCAGCCTTTGGTATTTTCTTAACCTGCTTATTATACAAACCCAATGCCTCTGACAACGCTTTCACGTTAGCCACGGCATCGGCAGTATCAAAAGAGATTTTATTATTAATATCTGTCATTGAAATTTAAACCTTTTGCTTTTAAACACAGGAGGGTCTATGTCTATTTTAAGATTAGCAACAGCAGCAATTCCTGCTGGGAAAGACTGCCAAGGTGCAGAAGGACTAGCTCCCACATATGTTTCTTCCTGCATAACATAATGAGGAACTGTTGTTCTCATTGTTATTGAGTATAGTTTGGAAGTTGTTACAACAGCAACACTACCCATAACCTTACCTAGAGCTATTTTGCTTTTAACACCAGACTTTGGTGTTATAACCAACCCTGTACCTGCGAACTCTGCTACATTGCTTAATGACGCTAAGGCCATTCCTGACCATACTGGTACTCTACCAGAGGCAGCATTAAGCCAAATAGCAGCCACCTGTTTTAAAACCTTAATCATGTCTTTCTTGAACTTAGGCTTAAATGACCTAAGATCGAGGCTAATTGTTGCCACGTCTCCCGAAATCTTGAACATCTTCTATCTCTCGTATCTGCTCAAAGGATAGAAACTCAGCTTGTGCTATGACATTAAGATCATCCCAACCCCCAGGAACTCCTGGGGGTAGGATGTTTAATCTTTCACACGACCTGAATATCGTGTAGAGTAATGTTCGACCTTCAGGCAAAATTATCCGTCGAGCTAGCCCCTTTTCATGAGTAAAAAACGATCTCTGGCCTCATCCATTTTATCTGCATCTAAACTATTGACCTCCCACACTTTGTCGAAAATATAATTTACTTCAGATGTTGGAAGGCCAGCTTCCTTGAGTTCAGTTTCCCAATTTCCCCACGTTGAGGGCTGTGTCATGTCAACTGTTTCCCACTCCAAACCTTCGGTCTCAGACAATGATGCTAAAACCATAAAATTTAGACGATGCTCATAATTCTTCTTAGCCTGTGAAACATATCCTTTGTCTTTTAGGTCTGGGACATGTTTTCCATTCTGAATAGAATCAGGAGCCACTGGGTCTTTGATTAACCTCTTTAACTCTGAATAATCTAGAACTACCTTTGCCAAGAATACAATGTCTTCTTCCCCGTTATATCGGGGCAAGACGATTGTCATGACATTGGAGCTTTCTAGTTTTTTGCCTTTGATCTTCATAACTCAATTACCTTTTATGTGAAACGTACAGATGTTGCCTGTGTAGTATTACATCGGCCAGAACAACTGACTGATGAATCAACAATACTATGGCTTAACTCTTCTTGATAAAACTGTCCTAGTGTAAGGACTTCGTTTGTGTAGATGCTAGAGCCAGCACAAACTGGAGAGTTGTGAATCTCAATATCCACGCAGAATGGATCACAGTCATCACTTGCTGTGGTCGTCCAAGCTGCTGCGGGTCCGGTTCGGCGTAGCACGTTCTCAATAGTTGGGGTTGTTTCACCTGTGTAAGCCTTAATCTTATCCCACTCGAAAGCGAAACTCACATCCATTGGCTCGTCATCATCGTTCTTGACTGTATTAAGAGTGCCACGATTCTTTCTAAAGATTCTTGGTGTCTTCTCTACATATTCAAGATTACCTTCACCGACTACAATCTCTAACTTCAGTCCACAGAATTCAACAGCACCGGCTGCGGTTGTGGCGACCAATAGTTCGTTCACAACGATCTCGGAAGTTGTAGTACCGAGAACACCTGGGGTCGTGGTGCTGATAGATGCGGCTGTTTCACCAGTCAAGCCGGCGTCATCAAGCACAAAGTCAGCGACAACACCTTCAAGAGGTGCTGAGAATGTGAGGATTAAATCACCATCACTCCAGTCTGTTACTTCTGCTGACACGGTACAAGACCCATTTGCAACGGAGTCTAGGGCTTCAATAGCCAATTCCACTTCTGCTATTGTGGCGTCCCAAGCGATGGCATTGGTTGTGTCACCATTATAAGTTAGTGTATAATCTCCACCGGTTGGTTCGGTTGTTGCAGTTATAGTCTGAACTGCCGCTGTTCCACCTGGAATTGTTCGTGAAGCAACCACATACTCTTCTGTGTCTGTACCGAACTTAACACCGGCACCAACTGGTACTACTACTGTGCAATCTGTTAGGGCAATTGTGGTCTCGCCAACTGGTTCAATATTAGTGGTTAATGGGGTCGCTGTGCCATTACCGAAACCATCTCGCAAATATAATTCTGCTTGTTTTAGGTCAATTACGGCCATTGTTTTCTCTTCCTATATCTTGATTGTCATTTGTAGTGCTGCAGAAACAACACCTTGTATCACTTGAATGTCTTTGTCTATCTGTCCAAAAGAGTTGGACTCAGTGGGCTCTCTGTTTAGTATTAACGTACCCAGTAATGTTCCATCATCATAGGTGCCATCACCATACTTATATACACAGATGTCTGTGAACGTATCCTCAATCTCTCCAGCCACGTCCCTAGCTCTGTATGTGTTTTCTGGAACTATGTGCACTGAGTAAACAACATCAATAACTACATCAAGTTTGAAGTAGTTATGGGATACCTCTGTGGTATGTGGTCCAGACACTTTAATTTCTAGAAATTCGTTTGTTTCGCCAGAATCGTTACTACGACCAGCAATATACATATACAAACCATTGTCATCTGCTACGCCCTCAAAGTGTTTACCAACAGAAGCGTAAATCCATCGGTTCCAATATTTACGCATCGGTTATCTCCTGTGTAGAAGACATGGTGGTTGTAACATCTGGTCCTAGCGGATCAAGATACGTGTCACCAACGGTGTGTTTGATTCTCACTTTTTTAATAGTCTTTAACTCATAGTCCTCTATTTTTGACACGATCCAAGACTGGGCATCAAACAGTATAAAATCATTGACTTCGACGCCTATGATTTTAATATCTTGCCAGTCTAGCAACATGTCACGCTCGCTTGATCTGATTTCACTATCTTCAGCCAAGGTGGCAGGTAATAAGACAGCCTTTTTTATCACTTTAAAAGTTGTTACATTGGTTTCTTTTCCGGTTTCAAAATCAAAACCAGAACTCGTCCTGCGGCACAATGTGACTTTGAACCCGTAGGCTTTTTTAAGCTGATAGAAAGCTACTCTTAATTCTCGGGTTCTTTTCCTCTGCATCATATCACCCTAATTAGTAATGTTGCTGCAACTGTACATCCCAAGGTTATTAGTCCACCACCCAAGGCTAGCAGTAATCTTCCTTGAAATTTATTTGTTTGTTCAAGCCGATCTAGCCGTACACAATGTCCTGGCCTCTGTGTATCTCCAGGGTCACCTAAGACGGCCCCAGCTATTCGATCTATTTGACTCTTTAACTGTTGAAGAGTTAATTCTATAGCACTCTGGTCCATCAATATATCCTCAAAAAGAAACCCTGGACCCCGAAGGGCCCAGGGAATAACAGTTTAGCCTAACATGATCGCACCACGATCAGTATCAAGAACCTTAACACCTGCTAACATGTCAACAGTGCAAAGGTAGCCAGTGCTACGACCCTCATAGGTGATCGTTACGCGAAGGGCTAGTCCATCAACAACTGCTGTGAATGACTGGGCTAGGCCAGCTTGCACAGATTGTAGTGGACGACTGACGAGTGTTACCGCACCAGAATCAAAGGCGAAGTTGAAATCGCCAGCAGGACCGTAACAAGCCTTATCGTTATTTGCGACTGCTTCCACGAGTGGACGGTCTAGACGGACGTACCAAGTTGTACCAGCGGTGACAACTTCAACATCAATGATGCCATAATCACCAGTTCTAGAAACATCAGCACTTGTTGAGAAGCTGACTAGCTTGCCAACCTCAGGAGCCTGAGCACCGTCAACACGAATCTGCTCGGTGTAACCGATTGGATAGGAGGTTGTTCCAACGTGACCGGCGAGGTCTACTGCACCCTGGGTGTAGTAGGTGATGTTGTCATCATCTAATAGGGCAATACGGAGTCCACGATCAATTGTGATCTCTGTGGCAGCTACAGCGACAAGACGATAGATGGCAACATCTAGCTCGAAGCTGATGTATTGACCAACGCTCAAGACGCCAGTTGTGTCAGTGGTTGTGGTGATAACTGTGTCACCAACAGCTGCTGCACCGTCTAGTGAACCTGGATCACCATCAGCGATGGTTGTGCTAGCTTGTAGACTTGGGTGTGGCACATGGACACTCTTATAAATATCGAAACCGTCACGACGGGTGATATGGGCATCAATGATAGCTGAGCCACCATCAGCGACTTTTTCAGCCGAGATGTATTGTTCGATACGCTGCATTCGCATGAACACAGTATTTGAGACCACTAACTTACGGCCACCTTCAGGAACCAAGTTGTCACTTAGCTCTTTGCCTGTGGCAGTAACATCAGTACGAGTGTCGTCAGTCCCAGTTGGCCCACCGATCTTACCAACTTGGTTGTCTCGGAACTGCCAAAGCTGACAAAGTAGCATTTGGTCAACACGCTTGGCCAAGCTCTTTACAGCAGGTTGAATGTAGGTGGTAAGCAGATCGTTGGCGGACATGCTCATGTCGGCATCTGCTAGAATAAAGGAAGTATAGATATACTGATCGAGTGGAACAGTGATATATTCTGCGGTTGCGTCTTGGATGACCACGTCATCAGTTGTTCCCTTAGTTTGGGCGGTGAACTTACCGACCTTACGGGTCTCAACTAGATTACCAATGGACTTGATTTCATTTTTGAAATCTGTGTTCACTAGGTAAGGCATGACGATGTTGGCGTGTAGTGTTTCCACAGCCTTAGTTGCCATGACGGATGGAATCCAAGCACGGTTGTTGGTTCCAAAATCATTGTCGTAATAAGGTTGCGAAACGCTGTAAAATGAATTCACTTCAATCTCCTGGTTAATTTCAGTCTAGTAGGCTTGGGTTCTTTTTTACTAACTCTAAGAATGCAACGGGATCGTCAGCGGCTAATTTAGAAATGTCCACTGGCTCTCCTGGTTTTCCTGCATTTTCGTCTGATCCTGAGCGTTTACCACTCTGGAATAAATGTGACCATCTTGGCATTTTACTCATGCGTCCGACAGCTAACTCTGGTGCCATTTCATTAGTGAATGGTTTCCCATCGTCACCAATGTCTTTGAATTTTACTACCACTTCAGTGTTACCAGTTTTTTTACCTAAGTCATCAGTAAGGTCTTTAAGGAAAGTATCTGGTGCTAGGGCGTTATAAATGTCATCCACATGATAGGGTTTGTCGTCAGCAGAATTTGCTGAGGATAAAATATCATTTCGGATACGTGTATAAGTGTACTTATTTTGCCATTCGTCACGCTCAGCTTGTAGGTTATTTACCTTTTCTCCGTAGTCTTTTTCTTTCCGCTCTAGTGCGGCCTTGGCTCGCTCTTCAGTTGACATTGAAGCTTCACGGAGGGCGGTAACCTGTTCTTCAAGTTCCTGCTTCTGCTTCTCATTTAAACTAGAAGAAGCTTGAAACTCCTCCAGTTGCTGAGCCATGCTACTACGTTCTTTTTGGAACGCAGACTGTGCCTCTTTGAGTTTAGCGTCAACTTGCTCTGGAGTAAACGTCTCTGGAGCGGGCTCACCTTCAGGTTTTGGCTCATTTTCATAATAAGTAAAAGTAGGCTTGTTCAATAAATAACTCATCTTTTTCCTTTTAAACTCTGTAAATTGTTACTGATCCAGGTTTCGTTAAGTAATATCGTAGAAATCTCCAGGCATATGCACTGGGTATGCCCTCTCTGAAATGTTCTGGGACACCAATGTCCCTTGAGTAAGTTGTCTTCATAGATGAAAATGCAGCATTGGATACACCCAGGTTCTCTTGTTCTAACTCTGGGTCTACTCCATCTAGCAGTGCGAAAGCACATTCATAACATGCATAGTTTATATTATCCGGCACGGTCTCTGTTCCATCAGAGGCATCACCGTAATACCTAGGAAATACAGTTCCTTCTGTAACTTCTTCACCCCGATAAGACAAGAGATCAATTCTCTTCTGGGACTCATTCAGGGCTTTTGTCTTATCTGCGTCTGTTGCATCGTCCCAAGCGTCAACGTGTAGACGATTTAAGAAGTATGCTTCAGCAGTGATTAGTGTTCCATACATTATTTTTCCTTAATCTGGATAGATAACTTAGGGTATTTGATTTTAACAGCATCAATAGCATCTACCCAGGTGCTTGTAGCATTTACTTTGTCGTGGTATATCATATCCAATTGTTCTTGTATGCTTGGATACTCTACCCGACGCTTGTCTAAGTAGTTATCTATTCTCTGGTCTTTGGTTCTTGGGTCATCTGGTTGCTCTGGTACCCCATTAACAAATGATGGCCCCAGTTCCTCTGACCAAAGAATACACTCTGTACCTGGGTACAAATGTGCTATATCCTGATGATCTCCGTGAGAACAAATTACTTTGCCGTTTTTAATTATTAATTGATACATTAGTATTCCATTCTGCAATTTCTATTGCCCTCTGTACCAAAGCTAGGCACTGCATCTGTGCCAGTATTAATTAATACAGAGCCACCGGCATCAGGTTGTATACACGATTGCCCATAAGCAGTAAGTGCGACACCTGTTATACCTATCATATGAATATAAGCGGTAATCACCGTAGAACCATAGTAGGAATAAAATCCCAATGCACAATTAGTACAGCCGGAGTACTCAAATTTACCAGCGGCAGTACTTATAACCGCCCAGTACATGTTATAGAAGCCAACCATATAACAATAAGTATAACTGTTTAAGCCAGCATTAAACTGGCCGTATCTATTAGCATTACTGTTACAGAAACAACAGAAATTAAAACGAACTTTTGTTGGGATCTGTGGAGCGACATAAACTAACAAGATGTTAGTAGTACAATCGTAATTAATGTTAATTCCAGCGATCTCTGCAATAGACGAAGTTATAGCTATTGGCCTGAGCCACTCCACTTTAGGTACTGATATGTTTGCAGACACCGCACCAGATGCGGAAGCAGTAACATCCGGCCAT